CATTGTTTGACGGTATGCTTGTATATTTACCTTCATTTACTGAATAGGAATCAACCGCTTGATTTGTGCAAAATATTCTGTCTTTATAAACAACCGTGTTTCCGTTACGGATCTCAAGGTTGTAAAAATGATTCTGCAAGATACTAAAAGTTGCGTTAATAGTATCAAAGTAATCTCCTTGCACGCTGCTTGCAATAGTTACTTGGACTTCTGTATTGGTTTGGTCATCCGTTATAAAAAGACCGTCATACGTTGAAGTTCTTGGTATAAACCTTATGCTTTGCTCCGTTCCGATTTGTTGTAGTATTACCATTCTAACCCTATAACCTATTTTTTTTTGACTTGTTACCTTTTAAAACAAAAAAGGCACCCCGAAAGGTGCCCTACGTTATGAAAGGAATAAACGTACTATGCTGTTACAATGTTAGCATCTGCGCCAGCAGAATCTGCAAAAGCAGTTTTCAACGCTGCCTCGGTAGATACATCAACAAAGTTTGCTGGTAGTACCTCGCTCGCTACAAAAGTAAGCTTGTAGCCGTTGAAGTCGCCCATTGCAGCGCCTGAAGAAATTTCTCCAGCGGTAGTGTCGCAGCCTTGAGCCAATCCCATCAAAAAGAATTGGTCAGTCATTGTGCGTATAATGATTCTTGGTCGACCATACGCAAGTAATTTAATGTTCTTGTGCATCGCTTGGTCTTGTTTCTTCAAAGAAATCTGAAGCGTTTGCTCAAAGAATGTTGTTCCGTTATCTCGTGAAGTTTGGATAGCGGTTGTGAACGAATTTTCGTTTGATTTTAATTCGTATTTGAATAACGATAACTGCGCAGCTGGCACCCATGTATCTATGGTATCAGTATTTGTAGCATCGTAAACAATAGCATCTGTGGACAAATCGTCAAAGTTTGCAAAGTAGATTGCTTTTAATCCGCTTACGCTATCCTTGCACTCCTCAACTCGTCCGTTAGTAATATTCTGACGTTTTGTGAACCGTCTATATCTGCCATGTCAATGTATTTAGCCTCTGCTGTTACATCGCTTAATAAACCGCATCCAAAGAATAGGTTTGAAGTTTGAGCAGCCATTGCAGTATCGTCAGCAAGTCCGCTTGCTACAACTACAGGAATACCGTCAAATGTTAACGCTCCGTTAGAGTACCATTGTGTACCTTGGTTGTTAGTACCAGCATTAGAAGTTGCAGCTACTGAGAAACCACCTAAAGCTCTTACATAAGCCTTAGCGATATTTCTTGAAACGTAGATAGTCAAGTCCTCTGCTCCGTAAACCGTTGAAGGAATAGCGTCAACAATAGAACCTAATTTATCGATTACGTTTGCAGATGTTACAGCAGCGTGAGAAGCTACATCAACAACCGTTGCATCAGCCAAAGCCAAAGTTACCAATCCGTCGAATTGTCCGCTTGTTCCAGCAGAACCTTCCCAAATAGAAGTCTCGATAGCTGCCGCAGTCATTCCAGCAACGTGTGCAAGCATAAAGCTTTTAAAATCTGCTGGTAAATCTTCGTATGCAGAATATCCAGCTTGTGCAGCAATCCAGTCCTGATGGTAGTCTTTCTTACACAATTGGACGTTGCTTTGTACCTCTTTTAAAGTTAATACTCTCTCAGCAACATCTACGTCCATGTTGTGGTCAAAATCGCATGTAGCGTTTACCAATACATTTCCTGTTGTTGAAATTTTCTTCATCACTCTCTTGTAGTGAATGTTTGGTAATACGGTTACCAATCCGTTAGCGATTGTAGGTGCGCTTAATAATGCTGCTGCGACAAAGTCGCCATTAAAATCTCCAGCATAAGTGCTTCCTGTTACGGTGTTAGCCATAGTTTAAAATTTAATTATTATTTGTATTTGAATTTGCTATTTTTGATAGTACGGTATCCATAATTGTCTTGCGCTTGTTTGGGGAAATCGTGTTTCCAACCTTTTTCGCTTTGTTCTCAGGATTGTGTACTATGGGTTTAGCCGCTGCTTCTACCTCTTCAGCCTTTGGCTCTTCAGCAGACAACTCAACCTCTTCTTTAACCTCTTCTTTGATTGGCTCAGATTCCGTTTCTGTAACTTCCTCTTTGCTCAATTCTTGGAGCTGAGATTTAAGCTCTTCGTTTTCTTTTTTTAATGCTTCCATTTCAGAAAAGAAAGTTTCTTTTACAATTGATTCAACCGTCTTTTTGATAGGCTTAGAATCGTCAGCAGACATTTCTTCGTCTTTCTCCTCGTATTTCTCATCTTCTTTTTTACGAGAATCAACTTCCTCTTGCTCTTCTTCTTCTTTTTCCTCTGCTTTGATTTCGTCAATAATGCCCTCTTCTTTTATTACAAGCATTTCGCCTGATTGCATTTTGTACTCTCCAACTGGCAAAGCAATTTTTTGCTCGTCTTCCGTTACAATCATTATCTCCTCGCCTTTCTCAAAAGATTCAGCCTCAACCGTAGTTGTGCTATCGTCTAATTTGCGCTGCTCAAGCCTGATTTCCATCCCAAGTAAAGTGCGCACTTTGTTTAAAATTGTATTTTCTTTCATTTCAACATTTTTTGTTTCTTAACCCTATAACCTTTATAAATAAGTCTTGTTGCAAATTCACTTAAACTTTTCCTATTCCTTGCGCTCTAAGTGTGCCATCACAACACTTTTGAGAGTAAGTGTTATCCTTGCATAGGCAACCTCTTTTGCCCCCTTTAGGACTTGATTTACTTGGGGTTTCTTTCATCTTCTTTTTTTTCATTTCTTTGGACTTTTTGGATGTTTAGCTGGAAGTAAATCGTAATCCGTTGTGTATTTAGGATTCTGCGGTCTTCCGTTTTTTATTAAATAAAGGAACGCATTTACTCTCGCCATTCCCCATTGTTTTGCATTTGTTACGTTTGGACTATGGCTTGTATTATAAGCTCCTAATCCTCTTTGGAATACCGATTTCAATGCTCCTACATTTGCGCCATATCCAAGCTTGTCTTTGTATCTCTCATTAAACTCGTCGCTCTTTCTTTTCAAGGTTGCCTCGTCTGCTTTGCTGACCTTTGCGCCTCTGCTTGTTCCAGCATCGCCTTTTGCGGATCCTTTACCTTTTGGGTTTTTATTTGGAGTATCGCTTTTTGGCGCTTTCTTGCTTCGTTTTATGCCGCCCCTTTTACCTACCTCAGCGTATTTACTTTTTTTTTTAACGCATTTACCATCTTTCTTTTCGTATCCTTCAGGACATTTTTTTGCCATGTCAAGGTTATGAGTTTCCCCTACCATGTACCAAGTCTTGCCCTCGTATTCGTGTTCGTGTATGCCCTCAACTCCGACATCCTCTGCGGCTTTCTCTGCCATCTCTTTGGTTGCATAAGCGAGCCTATCGTCTATGATTGCAAAATCTTCATTGACTAACATACTCGCCAAATCCTCACGCTCTATTTGCTTGAGTTTTGATTCTGCCCAAGTCTTCGCAGACTTACCGCCCCAAAGCAAATACGAAATATATCCGCAAGATTCTTTGTCTCCAGCATCGTAATAAGTTTCTGCTCTGCTTAGAAAGGAGAACATTCTTTTAATAGTTTCTTCGCTTACCGCTTCGCCATTTGCGAGCTGTCTTGCCCTTATCTTGCCCACCTGAGTTGCGCACTTATTATTTACCGCCTTGTTTAGTTCTATGCCTCGCTTTGCGTTGTTCTTTACGCTATCAGGATAGTCCGAATAGGATTTAAGTTCTTCTTTGCTTAAAAGTTCTTTTAATTCCTCAACTATCATTTGCTTTTGCAAGTCCTCGAATGTTTCGTCTTTTGACATGTCGTAACGGTCAGCAAAGTATCCTTCTATACTAAAGCCTTTTACCTCTCCGCTTTTTGCTTTCTCGTATAATTCATCGTCATCGATTTTCATTGACACCATCCACGTTCCCTCAGGCACATTCAATCCGTAATGCCTTGACTTATCTTTTTCGCCTTCAACGATCCAAGACTCAACAATCGTTGTTCCCTTGATAGGTTGCTTATGCTCATAGGTTGCGTTTTGATGATTTGAACGCTTAAAGAATAACTCCGAAGCTTTTCGTACGGTGTCCTTGCTAAAGTATATGTAATACTCATCGCCCGTCTTTTCGCTTTTGCGATATATCTGACGGTTCGGAATTAAGGCAGCGCCCATAAGCAACCGCTTTTCCTTATCTACTTCGGCAAGCATTACCTCTTGCTTATTCAATGCAATAAAGTTTTCCTCTATTGCTGGCGTTTCGACAAGGCTAACCGCTTCAATTCCGCTATTCTCGTCTTTCTCGTCAATGATTAATTCAACTATTCTCATTTTTCTATTTATTTATTTATACTATAATGTGGCATTTTCTATTCTATTTCTGTCTAAAGCTTGAGCCGTTGTAACATCTCCGCTGACCACAAAGGCTTGAACAGGCTCTTGTTGTAATTGCGCTAATTGGTTTACACCACTATCGCCTACAACGTTGAAACTTGGTGCTTGTGCGCCTCCGCCAATATTACCAGGGCTTGGAGCATCAACAGAACCGCCAGGTGATTCAAACTTTTGAGATGCAATTTTACCAATATTTAAAGCGGATGTTGAAGCAGCAAATATAAGTGAAGCAATACCTGCTGGATTAGGCACAGGTCCAATAGCAACAGGTGCTTGTGATAAAGATGCCGTAATTGCCTTACCCGCGTCAATAAAAGCCATACTTAACTGCAAAGCCTTATTAAACTTAAATTGCTTTCTTGCTGCTGCTTCTTCTTCTTTACTTCCTTTTTTAAGTTTTGACATTTTATTTGCAAAAACAAGGTCGCCTAATTGTTGAATAGCATCTGCACCTTGTTGCGCATATCCTAAACCTTTTTGGATTCCCTCAAGCGTTGCAATTCTGTTTGCTTCTATTCTCTCCTTTTCGTCTTTATAAAACTGCATAGATATTGCACCCATAGCAGCGTATTTATTAAAGGTGCTTTCTACTTCCTCAAAGTTGGCATTTTTAAGAAATTCACTACCTTCTAATAAAGTTGCTCTGTCTTCATCTAATTGTTTTCTACGTTCTTCGTTTTTTATATCAGCTAATTTTTTAGCATTATCAATTGCCTCTTGGTCAGCTTCCGCTTGAGCCTCTGAGTTTTTCTTTCTTTGGTCAAATAATGCTTGTTCATCAACTCTTAAAAGCTCTTGTTCTTTTCTGAATATCTCAGTTTTTATTTGTAGTTTTTCTTGAGTAGATAGCAGTTCTTCGGTAGATGCAAGCCTTGCCCTTAAATTTTGCAGTTCTAAGCCAATAGTTTCTTTTGTAAGATTCCGTATTTTGGTGGCATTTTTTTCAGAATCTATGCTTAGGCTTTTTAATTTTTCTTCATTTTTTACTATTTGGATTTGCCTATTAATGAAATCTTGATTGTTGCTCACAATCTGATTCATTTCTTGTAATTGCTTTTGCTTTTCCTCCGTTATTTTCTTCTCAAGTTCAAGTTGCTCCTCAAGGCTTTTATTGTTTACTCCAAGTATTTCTTTTATCTGTTCAAAATTTGCAACTACCGCTCCAACCGCAACCGCAAGCAAACCGATTCCTGTTGCCGCAATACCTGTTTTAATTCCTTTTAAGGCATTCATTGCTGTTGTGCCTAATTGCCTAAAGGCTGGTATTGCCTCTCTTATTCCTTGAACACCTTGTTGAATAGCTAAAGCAGACTGCACTTTTAGTAGCGCCTTTTCAAGTTGCTCAGATTCTCCACCAACCAATCCCATTACACCTTGTACCGCAGCAAAACCGCTTGTCGCTCCTGTTAATGCGCCTCCAAGTTTTTGACCTAAAGTAGTCGCTGCTGAATCAACCGCTAAATCTGTCTGTATTTGGACTTTTCTATATTCGCCAACCTTTGTTAAAAGCTCTTGGTATTCCTTGCTTGTTGTATCTCCAGCAAGAGCGAGTTCATAAAGACGGTCTTCAGCCTCTCCTAATCGTGTTGTTAAAGGCTCAACGCCTTCGAATACATCCTCAAATTTAGCGTCAAGATTTTCTGCGCTATCTGCTGCTTTTTTTACCCCTGTGGATAATGTTTCAAATTGCTTTGTTGCTTCATCAACTCCCTCCGTTTTAACCTTAACGTTTACCGTTTCTATTTTGCTCATAGCTCTTTAATTTTTTTGAGATGTTCTGAATTCTTTTTTTTGAGAATAGCCATCCTCTTTTGTTGTTTAAAAATTCCCTTTATCCCTTTCTCTAAATTGTATAAGCCTTTTGCTACTTGAACGTCATGGTTTCCATCATAGAAATCGTCTATTTGTAATAAGTCAATTATATTCTTTAGCATTATTCTTGTTCTATTATTGTATTTATTTGAGTAGTGCTTCCATCTGCATAAGTATATGTTGTCGTAATTACTATGAAATTTGATCCTCCTTCCTCTGTGCGCAAACGCAAATAATCTTGCGTTACTATATTATTACCATCTTCTGAAGAAATTAGATTTACGCTATTGGTGTTTGCTGGTATGCAAACAATAGTAGTACCCTCGCTTGTTAAAGTGCTTGGCGTTATTGTAACTCCAGTTGCTGTTGTTGTTATTGCTGCGCTTACGACATTGTTTGGAAATAAAATAGGCATTTTAATACATTGCGCAGTATTGTCCGCTATTGGCATTACATCGGTGTTGACCGCATCTGAAATTACGTCTTGAAAGTCATTTATCAAAACTAATTGAACATCGCCAGTTGTAATCTCGGAATTTATAGACTCAATCATATAGCGTTTATCTCTAATAATCACTCTGTCATTTAAAGCTAAGTTTGTAAGTAAGCTTATAGGAAGATTCGTCTTTACGGTTGTTCGTCTATTTTTTAGATTGAACAAATTAGATAAATACGGAAAATAGTAAACGGCATATAAAGTTTTTTGTACCGTAGTAAGTAAAAACGTGCTAATATCTGCATTGAAATTTAAAGTAAAATCTTCGGCGTTTACTTTTAAGTCTTGACCAAAAGGAATATATGTACTTTGGTTTGTATGTGTGCCTTTATTGAAGTTATAACTTGCAGATTGAGCATTGTATTGATACATTATCAAAGGCTTTGGCGTGTATTTTTGTAAGTCAACGTTTATAGTTTCGCCTATTTGTAGATTTGTGCCTGTAAACTTTTGCATCATCATGTTCTCAAAAGGCAGTTCAATTTTAAAATCGCCTCCATCGTATTCAAAATTTTCGCTTGTGTCTCCGTAATTTCTGCCTCCTGTTAGTTCTCTAAATCCTGTATTTGTTGCGCTTTCGCTTTCTTGATATTTTAACTCAATATTTTTGAATAGCTTAACTCTGTCAATCTTTGTGCTTTTTATGTCAGTATATTCTGTAATGTCAACTAATGCGCCTTTAGAATACCAATCATTTAAAGGCTCTATTTGATAAATGTCTTTTTCAGTTGCATAACAAGTTAAATTAAACATTTGCAAAATGCCTTTAAAAAAATCCACTATTTTCATTTGCGGAATATAATTTAAGACACTTAGAATTGCGGTAGTCGAAAATTGGCTTCTTTGCGCACTGCTTCCATTACCACCGCAAGAATAGTTATTTTGTAATTCAGTTGTTGATGGAATACCAATTAAGTTGTATTTAGTATATGTTGCACGTTGCTCATACCTTATAAAATATTTAAAAGAAAGGCTTGACTGCGCTCTATAATAAAATTGGTACTTTCTAAGGTCAAAAGTCATATTTCCCGCATAAATAGAATAGTCATCCGTTCCGCTTCCTGTTAATGTTTGAATAAATTGACCGTTCATAAAAACATCAATATAATATTCAACTCCATCGTTACTTGTGTCGTATATGTTTATTAATAACCTATGTGTAAAAGAAGAAAAAGTGCCTACTTCCCCAAAACCTAAAGATGGTGGATTCGGAAAAGGATTTAAAACAAATCCATCTTCATTTGGAAAATTTTGTTGTCTTAACGTAATTGTATCTTGCGTTTCGTTAAAATATGCGCTTGCAGAGGTTACATTATCATTATTACCATTTCCATTCTGTACAAATTCAATTTGCGCTAATTGTGGCGCAGTGCTAAATTCAAATGTATTTGCGTTTTGGCACAACAAAAATGCTTTTTTAAACCGATCCTCTAATAAAAATACACCATTGAAAGTAATATCAAATTCGGTTTCTATTGCGCTAAATATTGTATGAACGGCAACTGCTGGAAAAAGTTCTTCATAATGTATTGCGCCTACTCCTGTGCTTGGATTTATGTCTGTACTTCCTCCATTTCCATAGGTTATATTTCTACCAACTATTAAAGGAAATCGAACTTTAAAGTCTGTTGATTCATCTTTGATTCTATCTAATACGTTGTCTCCTGTGTATTCAAACTCCGTACTGCTTAATGCGGTTAAGTCGCTTAAATGATTTTCCCCAAACTTATCTTTCAGGCTTAATAAATCGCCATAGAAAGTAATTTGATAGCTATGCGCTTGATTGTTTTTTACTTCCGCTTTTTCAAGGCTTATTTTACCCGTTCTAAAATGCGTCAAGTCTATTTCGATATTTGCATTTCTTCGGATGTTAGAATCTATTGTTTGGCTTACATCATTTTGATAGAAATGGTTGAATATTGCATTGTTGTTTGGCGAAGCTGGAACATTAAACGATTGGCTGAAGTCTGTAAATACTTTGCTTATGTCTTGAACATTTTGCTGGGTGCTTGTAACGTTTATTTGTTCGTCTTCAAATAAGTCTAATCTTTGACCTTCAATATATACTTGTACCGTTCGCATCAAATTACGTTGTTTATCATGTCAAATGCAAATTCAAAATCAAGCGTGTAATTCATTGTGCCATCATTTAATCCTGTTTGCTTTTTTAAGCTTTTACTTTTTACTATCACAGGTTCGTATTGACCATTAGCATCACGATCTAATAAAGTAACCTTTTCACTTAACAATAGTTGTTGAATGTATTCTGCATATCCATCGTTTACAAATCCTGTGTTTAATGTTATAGTTTCTTTGCCTGTTGTGTTAAATTCTCTTACTTGACCTTGTGCATTTGCTGTATATGGTATTGTTGATGGATTTGCTTTGTAGCTATCCGTTTTTACTTGGATGTTTCGTGTTTGTGCTTTTTGAAAAAATATCCTTGCCCAAGAACCAAACTTATTTATGAAGTCAATTACAACAGGTGTATATTTTGGCTCACATACAGGCTTAAAAAATGCTTCATATTGTACGTTAGTATTACTCATTAAACGCAATATATTACCATCTGCTAAATTTGTGTCGTGTACTCTTGGAAAAGTTCTTATTCCTGATGCAGAATATGCTATATCAGTATGAACGTTTGTTCTTAAATTTATATACCTTATAAAATAGGATGAATCTATAATATTTGCATCAATAGTTCCCGGCATTGACCAAGCTGAATTTGGTCTTTCATCTCCATCGTAATTATAAAAATACGTTCCCGAATCAAGACCAACTTTTGTAAAATTTACAGGATTTGGCTCTTGCATATAGTAGCCAAACGCATCCATAAATTGACCCGTTTCAGTTCCAGCAGATGACTCAGTACCTCCAATTGTTTTAAATTTTTCAATTTTATAATTAACAATAAAGTTTGTGTTGATTGCAGTATCGTAAGTATTGTATATATTTTGAAAGGTTGTAAAGGTAAAATACTCTCTTACATAAGGCGATATATTGTAATAAGTTGCAGTAATATTAGAAGATGGTATTTTCTTGCTCAATGTATATTGAGGGTCTGAAGTAAAACTCGCTGAATTTGATAAATATAGTTTAACCTTAGTTTCTGTTTGGTTAGTTTCATCAATCTCAATAATGTATGGCGACCTTGCGCATTTTGTACTCATTTGCTTAATCTTTTAAAATTTTCTTTTGTTATTTGGTCAAATAGGTTTGCAACTTCTAAACCGTATTTATCCACTAATTCATCAGGCAACCTTTTGAAAAACTTCTCAAATGGCTTTGTAAAGAATAGAGTTGGTTTTATTCCCTTCTCAAATATGCTTCGAGCAATCAAAAAATTAAGGCTCTTTCTCTTTATGAATTTGCCTTGCTTATCTCTTGGCGCTATTCCCTTTCTTACCGACCACTTATCAAATGCTTTTGACGGAGGCATCTTGTTTGTGTATTTATAATTGTCTAATGACTTACCGCTTTTTTTACCTTGCACTCCCCTATCTTGGTAGAAACCGTATTCCTCCATTTCAAAACTAACTTGTATTGAGTTCTTAGACTCCTTTACGGTTGATTTAAGGCTATCTCTCAACCTACCTGATGTGTTCTGACTCGAAAGGTTTTTCTTTGCCTCTCGGATGACATTATCTCGGAAGTCATTTAACACGTCTTGTATGGATTCAAATTCAGCCATTAGCAGATTGTCATGTCATTAGGGATTAATATGTCGCATGTCATTGTGAAACCGCCGAGCTTGTTTTCAAAGCGCTCAGTAAAAGGCTCACAAGTTACGTTGCCATCTACTTGGAATTTATCGCTGTATAAATCGCCTCTCCTTAAAAGTTCGTAGCATCTGTTTTGAACGGATAGCATTGTATTAAGCACCCAAAGTTCGTTATCATTTCCATCGAATTTATTTGGACTTTCGTCTTTTGATATGTCCGTAATATCCATCGCAAGAATTGAAATATTGAACCTAATCACGTTGCCCTCAAATGTTGCGGTATTGACAATCAAATGCACAAGTGGAAAGATGGTCTGTTTTGCCAAGTCAATCTCAAATATATCGCCCTGAGTTACGGTGTTGATTATTGGGTCATTCTCAAAGTGCGTTTTTAGTTTGTCTATAATATCAAAATAATTCATCTTCTCATTTGTTGTTTAAGTTCGTTTGCTTCGATTTCGTTTTTTTGTTTTTCGAAGGCGAGATATGTGAGACATTTAGTAAGTCGGTATCCTGTATACCTTTCGCTGTACTGCTGGAAGTCGTCATCGTCTTCAGTTCTTTCTGTAAATAGCTGAGAGTAAGATTTAGTAATTCGCTTCCTAAAGTCCAAAAAAAAAGCGAGGCGCTTATTGCTACATCCAAAGGAGCAAACCTCATCAATTCTTGCATGTCCTCGTTTGGCTCGTAATCTACTATCGAATACTTGTCTTTTACCTTTTCTTTTATTGGTCTGTACATTACCGCCATCGCCTTATGGTAGGTTTCCCAATTCTGCAAATGGTTTTCTAAATCAACGTATTCTCCGAAAGTTATCTCGTCAAACTTTGGAATAAATCCGAACTCAATGTTTTTTATTTTGAAATGCCTTACCAGTTTTGGCTTTTCGCTAAACACCTTTGTAAAATGCGTAATCAATCCGTTTAAATCCTTCATTTTTATTTTACCAACCTCCGATAAATCTATTCCACAGAATATTTGTATCATCTTTTGAGCGATAAACTCCTCATCATTGGAAGCCTCTTTCGTCTTTACAAACTTTTGATACCTTGAAAGCGGTATTTCGCTCAATGATGTTGGCAATAATAAATCTACTTTCATAACCCTATAACCTTTTTATTTTTAATTTGTATTACCTAAAGAATAGAATACTCCCCAAAGTTTTTATTTAATCCTATTGTTTCCATCTCGTGATACCTGACCGCATCCAAAGCGTGATTGAATTTGTCAATAGGTTTATTCAGTTGCTTACCTGTTTTATCCTTATCCCAACAATAGCTTCGCAGCTCTTTGATTAGGTTTGTGCTTTGAGAGGTTACCAAATAGTCTTGCCTTTGCATTACATCAATTCCGTAATTAACCGAATCCTTGCCTTTCGTTACTCCTTTAATCGTGATTCCGTAGCGTTGAATATCTGCGATTGATTTAGGTTCGGCAGAATCTGCGTAAACTGGAACGTCTTTCGGTAGGATTTTAGAAATGTCGCTATTCAGTAATCCTGTTTGATATGTCATTTCGTCAAGGATTCGTTGCTCGTTGTATTTGTAAACTGCCATGATTGCCGTTGGATCCGCAGAATATCCAAAGTCTAATCCTATTCCAATCAATCTTGCTTCATCAGGTATCTTGTCAATTGTCTTGTAGTTCGTGAATACTGCGCCTTGCAATTGACCCACCTTGCCCTCTCCGTAAACCATCCACCAATTGCGCCAATATGCGCTTGTTCTTGCTTTTAAGCGATTCTTTTCTATTTGTTGAACGATGCCCTTATCAAGCGCCTCATTGTCCTTATACGTTAAAATTAAGAAATCAGCATCAGGCTCGTCTTTTACTTCCCTATGGACCCAAAACTCATTGGCTGGATTAAAGTCAAGGTAAATTTCTTTTTTTGTTCTTATGCTCAGTTCGTTGTATGATTCAAAAGATACATTGTTGCACTCGTTTATGTAAAGAATGTCTCGCCTTGCGCCTCGAAGCTTGCTTGAGTCATCGGCGCTAAAGAACTCAATAAAACTTCCATTTATAAATTGGTATTTGAGCAAAGATTTATTGAAGCTTGTTTCCGTATATCGTCTCCCCCACTTCATAATTTTTTCAAAATCTCGAACCGCTCCCCTACGCAAATGCGGTATAGATTCCGCAACTACGCTAATCTCCAAGTTCGGAAAGTTCATTGCTTTGTTTATGAGAATAAAAAGCGTGCTGAATGTTTTGGAAGCGGATGTGCCTCCCTGAATTATTTTGATTCGTTTTTTTAAACGATTAATCTTTCTCGCTGCTGTCGTCTCTTTCAGCATCTAAATTAAAAAATGGTAATTCAATATTAGTTTGCTCAACTTGCTGGATTGGTTGCCCATAAGCTGAGTCCATCAATTTTTGATAGGCTTGCGTATCTCCTTCCCTTGCTTTTTTGATTAGAGCTAAAGTCATTAAATCCTCTTGGCTCATGTCTTCCAATTCGCTTGTTAAAGGATTCTTTAAATTCTGCTCAACGGATAGCCATCTCTTTGCTATTGTGCTTCGGTTCTTGCTTCCCTTTGGTCTGCCTTTTGGGTTTCCTGATTCGCCTTTTTTAAATGGTATTAGATTCTTGTTAGCCATAATATTATTTTAATTCATAACTTGCTGTTATTCTGTTTTCTGATGTTTGCATATTTCCTACAGTTGTACCTTTTGATTGACTTTTTGTTCTTGATATTCTTGTGCAAATCCATTCTTTAGATTTTTTTAAAGCATAAATCAAACTTGGTGCAGACGTAACTATATTAAATCTCCATTTTTCTTTTTTATATATTTTACCAACTTCATTTAAAAGCTTTAAACCTATACCTACTCCTTGGTAATCGGGTAAAATAACCAATCTGTGTACTTTTTTAATTGTTTTAGCTTTTGGATGAGGAAAATGTAAAACACTAATAAATCCTGCTATTTCGTTATTAATTGTAGCTATAAATACATTTGCCGCGTTATTATGCGTATGACTTAAATAGTGATGTTTAGCAAACATTTTCCAAATTGATTTATCTCTGTATTTGAATATTTTAAATTCAATTTTTGGTTTATTTTTTTTTTGCCCTTCAAGATTTTGAAAGGTCATTGTATCTGTATTAAAAACCCAATCAGGCATTAGCCAATCTTTTACGTCAAAATGACAAGTAACAGCTATAAATTGTTTATTTGTTTTTCTTATTGCTTTTTGCATTGCAAAAGAACCTATTTTAGCCACGTTTCTATCCACAACACTTGTAAATTCATCAAACACAAACAAATTATTTTGTTCTAACATTGCCCTTGCTAAATCTACTCTCATTTTTTCTCCATTACTCAAAACAGCATAAGATTTTAACCAACTTGGCGGACTTGAAAAGCCTACAGAATTAAATGCTTTTGTAATTTGTTCTACATTGCAATGTTTTGGCATATCATCCAAAACTGTTTGATTGCTATAATCATATGCAGTAATATAAGCGTTTTTAAATAATTGTTTGGCGATTGTAGTTTTACCTGTTCCGCTTTTACCTACAATTAAACCTATACTCCATTTATTAGGTATATCAATATTACCTGTAAAATGTTCTGTAATGTTTTCAGATTGCAAATCAAATTTGCCAATAACAGAAGCTACTCTAAATGTTTGAGTTGGTTTTGATTCTTTTATAATGTCAAAATTCGGCATTCGTGTCCTTGTTCTATTAATTTGTTATAAGTATTTTCTTGATGTTCTTCGTCTTTACATATTATTTCTATTCTATATAAATTATCAATAGTATCTGATATGTCTTTTATTTCAGGATTTTCATTTAATAAAATTGGTAAGTCTAAACCCCAATTTTCTAAATCTTCAATTTCAAATTCATTAGCCAAAGCATCCCAATCCCATTCCCCTAAGCTTAGATTGTCCTTTACTATGAACTCCCTCTGTTGTTCCTCTGTTAACGAACTGGCTTTGATTATGTAAACTTCTTTTAATCCAGCCTCTTTGCAAGCTCTTAATCTTTGGTTTCCTCCGAGTACAATGTTATCGTCATTTACTATGATAGAACGCAACTGCAACATCCAGGGAGCTTCCTTTATCGACTTAACTAATTTACGGAAGTCATCATTCTTTATTACCCTTGGGTTATTTGGGTTATTCTTTACCTGAGATATTTTTACCTTTTCTATTTGCATTATTCGTATGTTTCAAAAACCGTTTTCATCTTGTTATGTATTTCCCTTAGACAACTTGCGCAGTTTGTTGCGTTTGTTTTTACTCTAAAAATACGGCTGTATATTTTTATCATTTGGTCTCTTTCGCTTGGGCGGTAAGTTGTGGATCCTTTTGCAAACCATTCCTTTAGCCAGTTGTATTCGTCTTCCAGTAAGCAATCAGGCTGCTTTGTGTTTCTGAATAATTCGTTGAGCTTCTCCTTACGTTTATCGCATCCGCAGTCCTCGCCTAAGATAAACTTTGCTACCTTTGCAGCTCCTGTCTTTTCCAATACCTCCTCTACTATATCTCCGACTTCTTTCTTGGGTTGCTTTATTGGCTTCCGTTTTTTTGTTGTTTTACTCATTTCCTAATTTTTTAAATATGATTATTTTATACTTGAAAATATTGAAGATACGCTTTACTTCGTATTGTGGTTTCATCTTATTTCTTTAAATGCACAAAAGCGATTCCATTACGTCTATTTCCTTTTGCGTTTGCGTATCTGCTTTCAGGTTGCCTACAAGCTTGCTTTTTAATCTGCGTATCTCTTGCTTGATGTATTTGGTTCGATATATTGGTTTGGTATCCTCTTGCTTTTGAACTATGTATCCGTGTTCCTCCAGGAACTTAATGCTTTCCTCAATCTTTGCTTGTTGTTCTCGGTAGTGATTAAATATTTGATTATCTATTGCCATCTTTTTTTAGTTGTTTATATATTCCTTTCTCTGTTTCGCTTAAAGATGCAAAGTTGTATATCTTATCCTCAAGCATTTCTCTTTCTGTTTTATAGTATGGTTCGTCTTTATGCCCTAAAGCTGAAGCATGCCTAAACCAAACTCTCCGTTTAGTGCTTTTGCTGTTTCCTATTTTTACCTCTTTGTATTTCATTTAGTCGTAGCCTTCCATTTCGTCTTTGTAATCTTCTCTTTTAGGATCAACAAGCTTACAAGTGTCAATTATTTTGCCGTTGCTCATCTCTATGTAATCAAAATACTTTTGCCTAAGCTTTTCTTGTATTAAATTTTTTGAGCGTTTGATACTATAAAATATCGTCTTTGTGCTGATGTCGCTGCCCTCCGCTATTTGCCGCATTGTCAAAGTCCTATCTCTGTTTGAATCTCTAATGCCAGTATATAGTTTGAAAAGCTCATTGTCAAAATATTGCCATTGATTGACCTCTTTGATTATTTCCGCTCTCAGGTTTTCGCTATTGCTCGGCTCATAGTAATCGTAATTTACAGATAACGATTTGTCGTAAACAATTACTTTTGCAGCCTTTTTCTTTTCGGCTTTGAAGTCTAAAAACAATCGTTTTAATATAGTGTACAGATAACCCATATTTGGCTCTCCGTCTTTAAATACTTTCGCTTCCTTTCCGTATTTCATTAGCTTGATATAGAACTCTTGCACAATATCCTCAGCGTAAAAATGCTCGCCTAAGTCGTGAATGATTCGAATAAAATCATCTTGCCTTGCTTGAACTTTTACAATCCATTCCATTGTTTAGAATCTAATCAAAAGTAGTGATAATTTTTTAATCATTAAAAAGCCGAACATTTCTGCTCGGCTAATTACTCACAATTACCCTCGTATTAAAAAGGGATGTCATCTGCTTCCTTACTTTCGTAGGAAACCTTATCGTCTTCAACTCGGTTAAATCTCCAAGCCTCCAAAGTGTTAAAATATTTTACTTCGCCTTTTGGAGAAGTCCATTCTCTGCCTCGT